CCCTCGATAAAACGACGAGATAGGTATGTCCCAACAAGGTGGTAGTTTTGAACAAACTCTATGGTGTTTGGAGATGCCCATAGAACAGGCTCACCCTGCTCTTGCTTTGGATGCAAGTAAACAGGCACCAGCTCTACATTCTTGGTGTTTTGAAACTGATGTTCACCATAAATGAACAGCCCACCGCCCTTGGCGTCGACATATCCGTAGGGCTCACCCTCAGGTAGTTGTGCCATGATTCTTCATCGCCTCTCTTAATTTAGGCGCGTACCGCCCAACACTGATTAGCGTGGACGTTGCGGTTTTCGGGTTAAACCCGTACTCAAGATGCTGTTTCAGGTTAAGGTGCGCCATGCCCAGTAAGCCATATATCTCGGTGTTCTCGTCTATCAACTGTTGCCGCTCCAACTCAAACTCCCGCTTCATGCGATCAACTCGCGCTCTCAGAAAGCGGCTCTCTTGCTCAAACTCAGCCAGCGCCAAGTCCATTTCTCGTTCCTGTTCATTCATAGCGGTGCGTCCTCATGGTTGTTTGTCCATAGATGTTTACATCCATTGCCTCCATCTCTGCAATCTTGTCAGACAGTACACGCACCATCTCGGTCAGCACAGTCACCTCTGCTATTAACTGTTCGCGTGACGGGGCTGCAAGCACCGCCTCCAACGCCTGGACTGCGTGGTCGTAGTAATCACGCTCCTCTTGTTGGCGGCTTCGGGACATAGCCCACTTCAAAGCTCTAAGAGCTACTTCTATGTTTTCCTTCATGTGATCTCCTCGGTGTGTGGGTGCTTCAATGCCCGCGCATAAAAATGCGCACGCTCGTAAGCCTGGTCGCCAAGAAAACACTTCTCGAAGTACCAAGGAAAAAACCAATAACGTTTGCTTTGAACCCACCACGTTTTATCTGCATCAAGTAATAGTCGAACTCTCATCTTTCTCTCCATCTATAACTCTGTTAAAGTCAGTGTATCACACAACATACATGACTTGCAAGAAATATATGTCGTGCATCACAATCTATTCCTGCGTGGCTTTTGATCCCTGACGTCCCCCATGTATCCATGTTGTTGGAGTCAACGCGCCAAGCAAGGCGCTCAAGATCGCGAGCTACGCTTCCAGATCCACCTTTCGGCTTCACCAGCCACAGGATTCCCGTACCTGTGTGTCCCTCAGTCATTTCCGGCTGACTGATCCCTATAACGACGGCTTTCTTGGGTATTAGCTATAGGGGACGTACCGAGTTTTGTCAGGTCGCTGGATCGGGCCACCGAGAGCCAGCACTATTTATCTACCACCTTAACGCTGTGTGGTTCGGTCAGCTCTTGCGAGTGTTTGTGGTCATGGTCTGATTACTGAACCATGTGGTTGACGCAGCCTTACGGCTGGATGTGAAAGGCCGCTTACGTCTGCGGCACGGGCTCTCACCGTCGTATTGCATTTTGGAAAACAAAAAAGTCGTTAATGAAACCCCGGTGAGAGAACCCAAGTCTTGTGGACTCAGGCTACCCCAAAGGGGGTCGGGATTTCATTAACGACTCTAATTGCTGCGGCTCTCACACCTAGCTGATTTGGATTATACATATCCTGAAAAAGCGTGCAAGAAATATTTTTGTTGATGGCCATAACCGATTTCTTCAAGCGACGGCGTTTAGTCTAGTCGTCGGTACCCAAGGCGGGGTGAACTTAGTTTCACCAACACGACTGAAGACTGCCCCTGCTTGTGAACGGCACCACTTAACTGGTACAGGGTAAGGCGATTCAATCTTCATGCGTCTTGGAGAAAAGGCTGGAGCCCGTTAAGACCCCAGCCAAACCCAACAGAGAGAGAAAGCAGTCCGACCAAGGCCTGCGCTTTTATTCTATCCGCAAACGCAAATAGTTCGCTATGAGTAAGGCCTCTGCCCGCCCGTTGTGTTTCTTCAACTTGATCGGTGCGGTAGGCCACATATCCCGCGCCAGGGCTGAGCTCTTGTTCTTATCGGCATCGAGGCCATAGAACTTCTTCCACTGATTGGGCGTGACCAGCACCGCTTGATCTTCAAACATATTGCCAAGGGTCAGCGCGCACCCGTAGGCAGCCCCAAACGCAAAGGTAGTGGCTACCCCCTGCTTCGGCATCGAATGCACCCGCTCGACGGCAACTATAACTCTGTTACGTTTTACGGCCGATAGCATCTCAGCCCACACATGACGGGTCAGCACACGCCCATCCTCGTTGTGCATATCACCCGCCGAGACGTACCTGCCGTTACCGTCAATCACAGCCCAGGCGCCGCTTAGCCCCGGATCGATACCCATAAAAAGATCAGTCATAAAAATATTTTCTCAGATAACTTGCAATACATGGCATTGTGTGGGTACAATGTCTTGCCGATCAACAGAAAGGAGAGAAAGATGCGCAGAGATATAGAGCACACCAAGATGAACCAAGCCTACGAGAAGCTTCTCACAAAGGTTCAAAGCCTAATGCAAGATCACTTGGATGAGTACGACACGAAATATGCAATGTACGCCATGCGCCAGCTGGCTGTTGAGCTTGCAAGCAGACACCTTCTTAGCATCCCAGCGGTTGTAAAGACAAGCCAGCAAGGACAGGCAACAGCCGAGTTTTTGGACGACATCAAAGACCGATTGGATGAGCTTAACGAAGAAGCTGTCGCCCTCGGAATAATAAAGAGGCTGCAATGATGAGATGTTTTACAGTGAACTGGAACCAAGACAGAGGCGAAGCTGAAGTCAAGTATGCAGAGTGGTTTACGCCAAAGGCTCAAGAGTCTTACACGCAACTGATCATGCTGGATGCGATTAACGATGTGATAGCTGAGCTTCATGAAGTCTACGATGAAATTTATGCAGAGACTTACAAGGAAAAGACATGATCATCACCAACAAGTACAACTTGCCACAGACCTTCGTGAACATCATGAAGCGTCCCACCTACAGCAAGGGCAAGTCCAACCTGTCAGCTACAGAGTTGATTAACAGCCCGCGCATCGTGTTGCTACGCAAGCTACACGAAGACAAGATCGAGACAGACGTCACCGAAATGGTGTGGTCTATCTTTGGCACAGCCATCCACGGCGTGCTCGAGCATGGCGGCGACGACAACCACTTGGTTGAAGAGCGCATCCACACATCACTGGACGGCTGGTCTATCTCAGGTGCGATTGACTTGCAGATCGTCAACGAAGACGGCTCAGTCGACATCAACGACTACAAGACTTGCGGCGCCTGGTCAGTCATGAACGAGAAGATTGACTGGGAGTATCAACTCAACATCTACGCATGGCTGGTTGAGAAGGTCAAGGCCGTGCCAATTCGTAAGCTGGAGATCGTGGCCATCATCCGCGATTGGTCACGCCGCGATGCAGCCACCAAGCAGAACTACCCCGATGCTCCTATCAAGGTCATCCCTATCCAACTCTGGTCGTTTGAGAAGCGCCAGCAGTTTATCGAGGAACGTATCCGCGAACACTCCAACGCACTGTTCGAGTTGGAGACAGGCGAAGAGTTGCCACCCTGCACACCCGAGCAGATGTGGGAAAAGCAAACGACCTATGCGGTAAAGAAGATTGGCGGAGTTAAGGCGCGCAACGTCTGCTCCACCGAAGAGGAGGCGACATCCAAGATCGCTGAGTATGGCGCGGGCTACGAGATTGAAATACGCAAGGGCGAGCGCACTCGCTGTGCAAACTTCTGTTCAGTCCGTGATTTTTGTTCTCAATGGAGAGAGTATGAAGTTCTTCAACGACAAGCCGGCTGATTGCCAGTCCATCTGGACGCGCTACGGCTGGCGACCACCGACCACATACCGAACAGACTATTGTTTCGCGCACAAGCATGGAACAAAAGTAGACGGCCAACCAAAACTAAAACCCGGTCCAAAGGGACCATGGAAACACGGAGTAAAAGCATGATTAACGTAGAACTGACCAAAGCCGAAGCCCTCTTGTACATGGAGATGATCAGACACAACACCAGAGAGCTGCTTGAGCAGATTTCGCAAGGGCTTGACGAAGAAGTTACGCGCGGAGAGATGGAGGCTGCCGCTCAAGAGAACTACATGACCAACCTAAAGAACGAAGCCAACAAGGTTGCCGCCCTCGAGGCTGAGATTAAGCGGTGGCAAGAGCTAAAGGTTAATCAGCTGATTGGACGCAAGCCTCGAGCTAAGAAGCCAGATGCTCCATGGGGCTACAAGAAAGACGGCACACCTAAACAGCGCCCAGGACGCGCACCACAATGATTTCAATTGACGAAACAACAGTAACTTTCCATAAGGCCATTGATAACGGACTGTCCTTACAAGAGCTTGGCCGCATTGAATTTAGCGGCACAGAGGTGAAGTTTGAAGGCAACTTCGAAGAGAGCTCAGTAGCATTTTTTGATCTTGTTGCAAAACATTTTCAAGAAAGCTTGAAGCTGCAATACCAGCGCGGATATGAAGATTGTTTAACAGAGGAAGCAAAGAAATGAGCGTACATAAAAAACTGATGGAGTCGCGTGTTGCACTCCAAGGCATTGAGTTGACTAAGTCCGGCCACAACAAGTTTGCAGGCTACAAATACTTTGAGCTGGGTGACTTCCTGCCACACATCCAAACCATCTTCAACAAGATCGGATTGTGCGGCGTGGTGTCATACAACACTGAGTATGCAACTCTCTGTATCACTGATACAGATGACGGCACAGTCATTGTGATCACCTCTCCCATGGCCGAGGCACACCTCAAAGGCACACACCCCATTCAGAACCTGGGCGCTGTTGAGACTTATCAACGCCGTTACCTGTGGATGACCGCCCTTGAGATTGTTGAGCACGACATCCTCGATGCCAGCGAGCCAATGAAGGAGGCCGCACCCAAGGCAGCCCCAGCACCAAAGCGCGAACTCGAGTTCAAGAAGGACGAACCCAAGGCCAAGCCCGAACCAAAGGTAGAGCCTAAGTCTGAGAAGATGAAGGGCTGGGAGATCAAGGTAGAAGCTGACGACGAAGCCAAGTGGGCAGAGATGGTTGTGGCCGCCACAAACCTTGCGTTGCAAGCAGCACAGTCGCCCGAAGATGTTCAATCGATCTTCCAAGTCAACCGCGCCATATACAACCAGATGAAGGAGAAGTTCTCCGGTATGTACGACGACCTGTTGGTCACATTCAAACAAGCAAAAGAATCTTTCTGAGGAACACATGCAATATCCAAACACCGGCGCCCTCTGGACGTCAACCAACAAGCGCAACGAGAAGTCACCCGACATGTACGGCGACATCGAGTTTGAGAAAGACTTCCTCTTGGAGATGATTGAGAAGGCTGCCGGCATGCCATCGGTCAAGATCAAGCTGGACGGCTGGGTCAAGCGCGACAAGAACGACAACCGCATGGTGTCTCTCAAGGTCAACACCTACGAAAAGGGCGCTCCAGTTAAGTCGAACGTGAAGGACCCATGGGATGACTGACACCATTCAGTTTGAGAGCATCAAGACAGGACTGAAGCAGTCGAAAGACGGCTACAGCCTGACACTTGCAGTACACCCAGACGAACTGCCTGACGCGCTGATGCGAGACTTTGTTGGCTCGCGCTACGTTGTCGTGATGGTTCGCCTCGGTGACGACGAACAACCTATGAACCGCGAAGGCGAGTTCCCAGGGGACGCTGCCGTGAAGATGGCTGGCATCCTGTGCCGCGACCCTGAGTTCTGGGACTGGCTGCACGGCAAAGAGTGGCTCATGGAGAAAAACGAAAAGGCGTGTTCTGAGTGGATCTACTCCTATCTGGACATCGAGTCCCGCAAGGAGTTAAAGACCAACGAAGAAGCGCGCGACCTGTTCAATAGATTAAAGGCAAGCTTCAATGCTTGGCGCAACCAATGAAAAACTTAGTTCCCTACAGTGTGTACTTGCCCGTCGAGTACCACGAGAAGATCAAGGAGCTGGCAAAGCAACGCAAGGCCTCAAGCACTGTGCGCGATGCCATTTGCATGATCTTGGACGGCAATGACGCATACAACTCTGGCTATGCCAAAGGACTCAAAGATGCCATCAAGGTCATCGATGGGTGCAAGGAGATCGAGCATATTGCTGTTCGCGGCAAGTACTTGAATGACCTGTTGGCAGACCAGCTTAAACAACTGGTGGACTGATATGGACCCTTCACAAAAGTTGGCTGTCTCAATCTACAAGACGATCGCGGAATCTGGTGAGCTCGATGTCGGTACCGTAATGGCCGGCCTCGGGGTTGTCATGTCCACGATCATCACAGAGATAGGCATGCCTGAAGAGAAAGCGGTGTACGCCTTTCGCAAGTCACTGGCTGCGGCCAAGCGTCGAGCAAAGGCAAACGCATATCAACCACAGGTGCATTGATGGATCAACATGACCAAAACCTTAGAGACTTTGCAGCCATCTTCGCCATGGCCGGGCTCATCTCGCGAGACAAGCGCGCGGACCCGACATCAACAG